GAGCATAACTGGGCAAGATGCAGACATTCTCATTCTCGATGATATATACAAAGGATTCGCAGATATTACTCCGACATTGCTTGATAAAAAAATCGAATGGTTTAAGACCATGATTCTCCAAAGGAAAGAACCTCAAACAAAATTATTGATATTGCATACCAGATGGGCGACAAATGACCTTCAAGGTTATCTCATGGAGAATGCTCCAGACAAATATGATTTCATATCATTTCCATCAATTAAAGCTGATGGGACTCCATTATGGAAGGAAAGATATTCAATTGAATTTCTTAATGCTCAAAGGGAGGAAATGGGCGAAAGACTCTTCTCAAGCATATTTCAGCAGCAACCTCTCGATGAGACTGGGAATTTCTTCAATATTGATAAAATTATCTGGCATGATGAACCTTTCGAGAAATCTCGGAAGAGAATTTATTCATGTCGGTCATGGGACTTGGCTTATTCAGATGAATCCAAAGGCATCTCCAGAGATTCGACTGTCGGAGTCTTAATGCATCGATTAAATAATAAACATTATGTTATCGAGGACATTCAATATGGGCAATATGGCGAAGGTCTGAAATCTCATTTAAAATATATTGCCGAGAGAGATGGGACTGGAATTCCAATCTTGATTGAGTCTGGGACATCTGGAGGAGCATCAAAATTCCTTTATAAAGAATATGCCTCATATCTTCAAGGTTATCGGACAAAGCAATCCGAACCGATTGGGAGCAAAGTGGACAGAGCATATGGATTTAAACAAGCAATTCTCGATGAAAAAATCCATGTCCATCTTCAATCAGACCATATAAGAGGCGAATTCATTAAGCAGATTCAGAGCTTTCCTCTTGGGAAGCATGATGACATAATTGATGCTTGTGCTTATGCTTATAACTATTTGAAGAAATATGGTAATAAAGGAGTCAAGATTCATGTCGGACATATTGATTTCTCTCCAGATAGGACATTGCCTCGAAATCCTTTGATAAATAGTCGGAGATATTAATTGGGAGGAATTTTCCTCCTCTTATTATTATTTTTAATGCTCATATAATCATCTATTGGAGGAGCATGATGGAGAATTATTCATCAGCTCTTCCATTATTTCCATCAATGAGATTAAATTGGACATCAATTGCCTCTTCATCTATAGCTTCGACATTATATCTTCTCATTTTTTTTATAATAGCTTTATCTCGATTAAATAATTTGTCAATCTTTCCAAGACTGTCCAATTCCTCGATATATGATGAATATCCTTTATTTTCTCGGACTCTTAACTTCAGACAATTTCCTCTCATTCGGTTTAATTCTTTTTGATGGTCTGCCTTTATGTCTCCGATTTCCTCTGCATATTTTGTCTTCATCTTCTCGATTTCAAGGTCTTTGTCATGGAGGTCTGCTTTTAATCCATCGACTTTCCCAGAATATTTCTCCTTCAAATCCTTCATCTCTTTTTGATAGTCTTCCTCTATATTGGACAATTGATTCTCGAGCTTTTTGATTGTCTCTTCATGGTCGGAGATGGTCTTCTCCAAGCTCTGAATCTTGGATTGGAATTCTTCATGCTCATTCTGGAATTCTGCATATTCATCTGGAAAGCAAATCAAGACATCGCAGACAAGTCTTCCATCATCAGTCTCCTCGAATATGTCTTCATTTATGGGAGAATTGACTCCCAATGATTTAATCGAATACTCTTTCAATTTTCCAGTCTTCTTATAGAATGTCTTCCTCATATTGCTTTCAAATATCTCCATCATATATCATCACCATCTATTTATGACTATTTCTAATAGTCAATCTTAATATAAATTTTCATCAAGAGATTCCCAGAGATGCATCTCCAGATGAGAATTTCATCTCTTGAAAATCCCAGAGATGATGAAATCTGGAGGTCTTTGTCATGGTGATGATGGACATCTGGGAAAGATAATCTCCAGAGATTCTCAAGAGATTGAATCTTGCAGATTTTACACTTGAAAATAAGAGGCAAAAATTGGGCAAAAAATGACCTTAAAATCACCATCTCAATCTCGATGGAGAATGCTCTAAATCGAAATCGGAGACATCGACCTCCAAATGCCTTCAAAATTTCTTCCATTATATTGAAGATAGATGTCATTATTTTAATAGTATTGACTATCCGAAGTCGTTTATTTAATCGACAATGTCATTAAATTAAAAGACTTGAAAACTTCATAAAACTTTCGTGGGACATATAGATGTCTGGCGAAAAATCTATTTTCATGCCCTCAAAAAGCTCTCTCGAGTGTTATTTCAAGTGTAAAATTTAAATGAATGAGGAGTCTCCATTCAGTCAAAGACAAGCAGAATGAATTGGAATGATGATAAATCTCGATTTTCCATCGAGTTATTTTTTACACTTGAACAATATCTTTTTTTTAAGTATTGTCAATATAACTTGCTATTTGAAGAGATTGAAAGAAATGGGACAATTTAAAGAGACTTTGATTTTGGGCTTAATATATTTCAAGTGTAACATCTCAAGGAATTTCCAGATGCAGATGACCTCATCTCTTGAAAATTCTGGAGAAATCATCATCATCAAAAATTCCATCTCAAGAGAATCTCAAGATGATGACAAATTGCTCCAGATGAAGATGCATCTGGAAATGGTCTTGTCATATAGAAATGACTTCCAGAATTTCGACCATGATTATATGAATTTCCTCCCAGAGCTGATGATTGGGCATGATAAATCTTGAAGACTATTCTCAATATGATGGAATATTTTCGGCAATGGCTATTGGATTATTTATTATTCATTCATCTGGAGATGATAAAGACTGGATTTCATCATTTTGTCCTTTAAATTAATTTTAGAAAAATCGGAAAATTTAAAGGATTGTCCTTCCTTGAAATCGGTCTTATTGCGTATATATTCGATTTCTAAATTAAATAGTCTTTCAGATAGTCAGGAATTATATTTGAAGAAATCACCATAAATCAATCAATTGGTCTATATGTATAAATTAAATTGACAGCATTTCATCATATCTGGAAAATCAAAATCAGATATTAATGCAAATTTAATTCGATTTGATTAATTCCTCGACTTATATTGTCCAGATGGCGAATTCATTGGCGATATGAGGGAGATATTTTTTCGATTGGCAGATGGTCTGAAGACATTCCTCTCAAATACGATGACACTATGTAAACCTTTATATATGGGACATTCCATAATAATAAATATCAAATTACAAAGGTGAAATCAAATGTACAACAAAAAAACTTTAAACCGATGGAATATGACTGAAGAAGAATGCGACAAAGAGATTCGCAAAATCTCCATCAAAGGAATGAGATTGACTTATGATGAGAAATCTGAATTATTCTTTGAAATAATGGAAGGATTAACAGACGCCGATGATGAAGCTGCAATGAAAGAGTCAATCGAATTCTCCAGAAGAATGGCAAAAGAAATGGAAGAGGACAAAAAACTTGTCCGAGAATTTGTCAAAGAATGGAGAAGACTCGAAAGGAAATATGACTGCTTTGAAATGGAAGACAAGTCTCTTGATGAATTGACAGACCTCTGGATTGACAATTACTTCGAGTTATACTTCATGGAAGACAAGCTCGAATTAATCAAGTATTATGGAGCAAAAGAATATGCTCAAATCTATTGTCATAATGTCGGAATATGCCCAGAAAGTGAGGTCTCAATCTGGAAGGATTAAAATCCTTCTATTATCTTTTTTTAGGTGATTATCATGGATTTAAATCTTATCGAAGAGAAATTCAATGCCGAAGCAAGATTCTCCGAATCTGAAAGGAGAATTTATGTCCGATTGGAAGGAGTCAGAAATGCTTATAATCTGAAGGATTACATGGAGAGAAATGGCTTTGAAGATGTCTATGGACATTATGATGAAGGGACTTATGAATTAGGATTCAGAGATGGGAGAGGAGACTGAATTTCTCCATCTCCATATATATTTGAGGCGATTATTATGAATGCGAGAATGACAAAATTTTTCGAGGAATTATACAATGCAGAATTCGGAAATGAGGAGCTTAACATTGAGGAAGACCCAAAGGAATTCATCAGACTCTTGAAGAGGGCGATGAAATGGGAGACTCATGAGAATCTCATTCTGGTCTGCGATTATCTGGGATATGAGGAAGATGACAGAGTCGAGACTCTTGAAGGAGCGAAGGAAATCATCGCAGAGACAATTGAATATCAATCAAGGAGGGATTAAAATGGTAAAATTTAATGGAATTGAGCTGCCTTCATTTGAGGAAGCTGATGAAATGGAGAATCCGATTGCTTATCTTCATTTTGATAATGGCTCTTGGGACTGGTATGTAATCGGAGCGAAAGAGATGGAGAATGGTGATTTGTACTTTTTAGGATTAGTCAATGGAATTGAGAAAGAGCTTGGCTTTTTCACTCTCTTCCAGATTCAAGATGTCGGAGCGATGCTTGATGAAGACTGGGAGGAAATTGGAGTCTATGATATTTATGAGGACTTTGATTTGAGGAGATGATTGGAATGGCAGAATATAAGCAAGTCAGATTGAATCCAGATGTCAGAGGACTTCTCGATGATTATAAGATGAATGGCGAATCTTATTCAATAGCTATTGGAAGACTATTCAAGGAAAATGAGATGCTTATGACTCATCTCCAAGATTTGAGAGCATCTCATTCTGAATATGTGAGATTGTCCAAGATGAAAGAGACTTCCATTAAAATTGATGAAGACCTTTTGTCAGTCTGGGAGGAGATGATGGAAGAAAATCCAGAGAAATCATCTATCTTGAATCTCGAATATTTTCTCCGAAATCAAATGGAAAGGACATTATATCAGAATCATTATATTGGGACTGGCATTGAATCGAGAGAGGAATTGGAGGAAATGCGAAAGAGAGAAAGGACATTCAAAATCCCAAAGTAAAGGGATTGTCCATTCTTATTTTTTTTATAGGTTTTAACAGCTACTTTTTTATATCACCATCATCAAAAATATTATTCTGGGAGCATGACTGCGAGGGAGACAATATTCTTCCAGACATCAAAAGGGAATTTTAAAAAACAAGTAACCGAGCAAGGATTGGAGATTGTATTGCAGTATATTCTCCAGAGATGAATGACTTCGGTCTGGGAGAATGCCTTTGTACATTTGATTTCATGGTCTCCTCCAGATGACTCCCAATTTCTATCTCTTTTTATTGAAGATGGCATCGAGAATTCCATCATCATCACTTGGACTGTCCATTATTCTTCATCATCTCTGCATTTAAACTGAAGGGCTATCGATTTTATAATTTTTTATGTCTGGAAATATAGGCAATTCATTCGATTTATGGGACTTTTTTTCAATTTTTGATGAGAATTTCCTTCAGTACAAAGGCAGCTATGCGACAGTAAATTTGAAAATATTCTCGATGACTACTTGATGGACTATTCTTTAAAATCTAAAATAAGAGATTTAATCAATCTTTTAATTATGAGACTTATATTTCATTTGAATTGTACTGAATGCCATCGGAAAGGATTGATTTATGATGAAAAAATGGGCGAATTATTCTGTCAAGATTGTGGAATGGTGATTGAAGACCGATTCCAGATGACTCGAATTTCCATCATATTGGAGCAATTGCATTTGGAAGAGATGGAAGAGAGGAGGAAAATGAATGAGGGCATGATGAAAGAGCTGCAATGATGGGAGTATAATCCAATATTAAATCGATGTCAAGACATCATAATTTATATATGACTACTTATAAAACTATTAAATATCTAAATGGAGTTGATTTAATCATGTCTACAAAAAAGAAATCCAAGATTAAAAGGAAGACATATCGCCTCGATGATGACTTGGCTTATCGCTTGGAGGTATATGCAAAGACAATCAGACAAAGCGAGAATTCATTGGTCTCCAGATATATCGAGGAAGGCTTAAATAGAGATGAAAATCAATAAATGAATTTAGATGATGAAAGTGAAAAATAAGATGTCAAATCTGGGAATAAATTCAATAAAAAATAGTTAAAATCAATAGCTGATTATGGGAATTGCAGTTCCCACAATCAAAATAAGTATACTTAATGCTTATTTTTAATCGCTTTACTATTTAAATGTATTGTCTCTTATTTCTCGTATACGAAAAAGTATACATTCCTTTTAATGTATACAAAATTGTATACAGTCGATTTGATGTATACAAAATTGTATACAATTTGATTCAGTATACAAAATTGTATACATTGAGGAAAGGTCTTATTTTTCTAATCAAAGGAGATTAGAATATGAAAGAAAATGAAAGACTTGATTATATTCTTCAATCGAGAGTTACAAAGACAACAAAAGACCAGATTGATGAATTGGGAGTCAGTCTTCGAGAAATTGTCGATTATTATATTGTCCATAATACAAATCCGACATTAGAATTGAAGAATCGGCAGAGGAGATTGATGAAAGAAATCGGAGAAATGGAGGAAGCTCTATCCGAGAAAAAAGAAGAATTAAAAGAAGTCAATATCAAATTAGGAGTTCCGATTGATGAAAATATCGCAACATTGGAAGTCTCTACCATTGGCGAAAGAATCAAAGACAATTGCCAGAAGGAAAATAATGGAAAATGCGATAAATCGAAATTGTCAAATTTCATCATATCTGGAAGAGGAAAGCAGCTCTTAAAACTTGGATTATCGGAATATAATATCAGAGACAAAGAAAAAAGACAAAGATTCATCGAAGATGTCTTCAAATATCTCTCAATTTCCGATGTCGATGGTCTTGATAAACTTGAAATTTAACCATTTCAACTGTCTGCGAAAATAGGTCGAGGTTTTGTATACAGTATACAATACAGTATACAAAATTATTATTCTTCTTCGCAGACTATTATTATTATATTATATTGTTATAATGAAATGAATGAATGAATGGGAAAATGGGAAATTAAGGTGATAATGAATGATAAAATCCAAAGCAATGATGAATGGAGGATTGAGCTGATGGAGACTCATTTCCAGAGATTTCATGCAAGACAATCTCCATTCCATAAGGAATATAAAGATAAGACTGAAAAAATTGATGTCAGATTATCTGTCCAAGCTCAAAAGGATTTGAAAAAGCATTTTGAAGGATTATATGGGAATAAGAAAGGAGCTTTTTCAAAAGGAATTCAAAGCATCTGTCATGATTATCTGGATAAGCTCTGCTTTGAAAGGAAAATCTTTGAGCATCTGGAAGTCATTATGTTAATTCCAAAGACAGATAATATCAAAGCATTGGAAGTCAAAAGTCATATAATTGCTTTTATTAATCATGACATTGATTTTGAGGAATATTATATCTCCAGTCATCGAAAGGGAGAAGATTATTTGACATATGATTTAATGGACTTCAAGGAGGAGAATTTTCCGATGAATCTCTTGAAGGAGACTGAAGATTCAGCTGTCATCTTTACTCCAAAAGAGGAGTTAAATATGTTTAGTAACTTCAAAAGAAGACAAGGGCAATTATATCAAGAGTTAGACATTGATGATTGTTATTTTGTCCGATTCCCATTGAATAATTATCTTGATAAGAATCTCAATGGGCAATTCCATCATCATACATTCAAAGGGAATCATATTGGTCTCATATTACTGGAAGACATCATTGCAGACCGAAAGCTCTTCATGATTGTGGATTGGTTTTATGAGTCAGAATTCTCAAATAGGATTGTCATTGATTATCAATTCGCAGATGGCGATGAATTACTTAACTGGATTAAGAATTCTTATGATGATGAAGACTCTGCAATTGTGAGAGCTGCTTTCCAGAGATTTTATGACAATGAATATCGCCAGAGTCGATTGAAAATTCTGGAAGATGACTTGATGAAAAAATTGGCTATTGTCAAAAGTCTTCAGAATGATGAGTCTGAAGATTGATTTTAATTCTTTTTTTTGTTGTGGGACAGGTGTCCCACAGTTTATTTGTCTTTTAGAGACTGGATATTGCTTCAATTAAGCAATAAATATATATATGACTTGTTTTCATAATATTATTTGAGAATGCTTTTAGAATAGTTATCAAAAATCGAGATGAAATAAAAGCATTTGATTAATTAACTTCAAAGAAATGGAGGAAATCAATCAAAAATAAGAATAAGAAAGAATATGATGAATAAAAGAAGGATTGTCAATCTTTGGCGAGACTGGGACAAATCCTTCCGAGTTAATCATCTGCATTAAGTCTAATCAAGAAAAAATAATCCCCAATTAGATGGACTTATTTTTCTATTTCCGACTTAATAAATGTAAGGTCTGGCAATAACAATTGATTATAATTCATCATATCTTCCAGAATTAAGGTCTTATTTTCTCAATTGAATTAAATTAAATGGTGAATACATGGATAACAATTCAAATACTGAAAAGAATCAGAATTCTCCAGTCAAGGAG